CTGCCACGATAACGGGCGCAGTGCCGCTGACAGCTTCTGTAATACAAGCCCCTGTTTCTCCCCGGTCACCCTTCGGACCTTGTGGACCTGTCGCACCTGTTTCACCCTGCGGACCTGTTTCGCCTTGCGGTCCTTGGATGCCCTGCGGACCTTGTATGCCTTGGATGCCCTGCGGTCCTGTCGCACCCGTTTCGCCCTTGTCGCCTTTAGGACCTTGCGCACCAGTATCGCCCTTTTCGCCCTTTTCGCCCCGAGGTCCTGCTTCGCCGGTATCACCCTTATCGCCTTTTGCGCCGGTCTCACCCTGTGGACCGACAAGCGATGCAAGCCACTCTTCCTCCGTGCCGGTGTAGCCCTCTTTGACGGCTACCTCGTAAGCTGACAGCCCTTTAAGCAGAGTTTCCCGGATGCCGCCCGTCACCTGTCCATTGCGGACAACCGTACCATTAATATTAGCCATTGTCCACCTCCGTCACCTCATCCAGTACGACAAAGCTACTCACCGGGACAAAACTAAAGATATCCCCGGTCTCCGTGATCTCAATCTGTGCGTCCCAAAAGTATTCACCCGGTGTCAGCTCCGCCGTGTCCGCCGGGCGGATGTACCACAGATACTGCGTTGGATCTTCTGCGCCCTGCTCCGCTACTGCGTCAATGATAAGTTCGCCGCCGGTCGGCTCTTTCCGTACTTGGCACCGCACCACATCCGCCGCAGAGGGTTCAACGCCGCTGATGCCTAAAGTGATATAGGCAGAGTCCCCACGGGTAAGCTGTATATTCGTCTTTTTAATCTTCAGCATGGCCTAATGCCTCCATCTCGCAAAATGCCTCTATCTCCTTGCTCAGCGCCCATAAAAACAGGGCGGCAGCGGCCGTCATGGCCGCCACTGCTCCGCAAAAAATCGCCCTATACATCGCCCTGCTCTTTGTTATACTGCGCAGTGGAGATCCCCAAAAGCACGCCTAAAAATGTGTCGATCGCCGTGATCGTCCCGACAATCTGTTCGCCGTACGGCAGACCCCACACCCCCGCAAGTGCAAAATAAAGGGTTCCAAGCGCCGGGAGAAAGTACTGCGCAATCCATTTGAGCTTATCGTAAGTATCATTACTCAGTTTCATTTTTTGCCTCCGATGGCATCGCCAAGAGCTTTTTGTATAGTTCCGTCGCTACATCATTGCCGCCCAGATCATGATAGGCATGATAGACCTTTTTAATCGATTCTTTGGCATATATCGGGCAAAATCCCTTGTCCGCGTACCGGTTGTAATTGCCCACGATTGACTCGCGGAGTAATGACTGCACGCCTTCTGCAATAGCTTCGTTTTTTTCGTGCTCGACTTTAAGCCGGGCCGATACCGTCCGCCAAGCGGCAGTCAGCGCCGCAAGGCAGATCGCAAAGAGCCACTCGAGCCAGTGGGCGGCAATGTAAGATAAAATTTCCGTCATGTCAGTCCTCCGCCCCATGCGTGTAGCACTCATGTTTAATGGGCACGCACCTGTCATTGACCATGATAGCCCCGTGTGCGTCCAGACTGGAGACTGCCGCCGCCGCAAGAATGGTATGATACTTTGCCTCTGCCTCTGCGAGGGTGTTGTGTGCGGTTACAAGGTTGCCGGTCTGTCCGTTGTTAGTCTGTAATTCGATTACGATAAACATGATTTAACCTCCTTTATGCCGTGGCAAACTGTAATTGTTTCCATCCGTACCAACTGCTTGTGTTTCCGGTGTTGATATAGATGTTTTCTGCCGAACTGATTCTACCTACAATAATCATCTTATATGCCGAAGAGCCAAAACAGGCATAAGGCAGATTGGCTTCTGAGCCAATCGGGGAAATATCTGCGGAAAATCGTGCCTGTCCAACGCTGTTAAGCGGAATGTCATCCAGCGATGTATATGCCGCCGATGATGTAGTCCCCGAATTAACGATCGTAGGAGCATCTTCATCGAGATTAATCCACGTTATAGACGGTCCAGTCGCAGTTGATTTCCATCCGTGGAAATGTTCAAGACTGGTGCCATTTCCATTTCCTGCCACGTACTCGTAGTAGGTATACGCCGCCGCCCCTCGGTGCTGTATTGTCACATAGCCGTATTTGCTACTGCTCGCAAGGCCAGACGGAGCATTGAGCGGCACGGCGCTGTTGAGTCTGTAGTGACCGTCCTCAAGCGTGGCAAGGTCATCGGATGCGGTCAGTGTCTTAATCGTGTCGGAGCCGGTGACAATATTGACCTTATCGGTGGCGCTCCCAATCGCCGCCGCCAGCGTCTGGGCGCTTCCGCCGATGGTGGAGCCGGCATACTGCTCAATAATACACTTTGCAATATCCGACACGAGCGCCTTATAGGTCGCAGAGCCGGTGTCAAAAATCAGCTGACTATTTGTAGTTGGAGTCTGCTGGGTTAGGTCGTGTATCTGCATTGTGTGTCCTCCTTATATCTCATCATTTACGTAAACTGCAAATATATAGCAACTAGTAAGTCCGTTACTGGTTGCTCGTATGTACAGCGTACTGTTTGAAATATAACCCGAATCATTCGTACTTGCCGAATCGGGGGTAATCTTTATCTGCACGAGACCATTTTCGTTAACATCTGTAGCATACGCGGAGGGCGGGAGTCCGTTACAAATGGCTTTTCGGCCGGTAAATTTCGTTCCGCGCCACTTTAAAGACACAAAGGTCAAGCACCCGCATCTGTACCATCCGCCCGATACGGTTCCGTATAATGCCGTAACGGAGCCCTTTACAGCTTTGGATTTAAATATTCCGTAAGACGTAATATTCCCGGTTGCTGTAAGGTTATTCTGTATCGTAGCAGCTCCGCCGACCGTAAGGCCCTCGCTGGTGATTATCGTTTTTGCGGAGATAGCTTTTACCGCCGTAACGTTTCCGTGTATCGTCGTGTCGCCGATTAATGTGGTCTTTTTGTCGATTTGCACATTTCCGCTTATGTTTGCGTTTAGCTCCATATCAACGCGTGGTAAATTGTCGACGTCATATACATAATGCTGAAATGTTATAACCGGAGTTAAGCGAGTGTCAGCTGTATACTGATCTGTTCGGCCAATGACGAAACCACTTTCTTTCTCATATGTAAGCCCTGCGCGTAGTTCGCCGCTAGCATTCAGACCACCATATTTAGTCGGGCCAAACTGCATCATGGTTTTGTATGTCCCGTTCTCGCTAGAGGCGTAACGGAACCTGATAAACCCGTCTGTCATATGCGTTTGTGTGTAATAAATATTTCCCTGTTTATCCGGGGTAGTCCCATACCAGTATGATGACCCGTTTTTATAGAACACAATTTCACCGGACGATAATATTGCGGATAATTCATTGTTTGAGTCATAAACATTGATGCGTCCATTGTCATTTCCGCCAACATTAATCGTCCCAGAAAAGACGCCGTTTTCCGCTTCAAGATTTCCTTCTGGTGTGATCTTAAAGTTTCCGTTGGCAGAGATCGCGCCGTTGATATTAATCTTATCGGCGTTAATACTTATTTCCTCCGCCGTCTGGTTAATCTGGGAGACGATCGCCGTCGCATCAACAACAGGTATCCACTTTTCGTCCGAAGTGCTGTCGTAGCGGTAAACCTCGTTATTATGCGCTGTGTCAATCCACAGGTCGCCGTCCGTCGCCCCGTCTCCGGAAGCCGTCGGCGGGGTAGCCTTTGAAAATACCGACGCTTTTGTCACAATGTCTTCAGAGAGGCCAGTAATTGCGGTTGCATGCGTAGAAATAGCGCGGTCAGTCTGTTGCATCTTAGTGTTGTATGCTTCGACCTTTACATAATTCTGTTCCGCATATTCTTCCGCGTATTCCTTAGCGTTCGTCTCCGCCGTGCTGGCCGCATCGTCTGCATATCCCTTTGCACTTGCTTCTGCCGCATCCGCCGCATCGTCTGCATATTTCTTTGTGGCATAAGTGCCGGTCACGGTTTGCCGGAATTCGCCCATGCCGACGGAGAACTCTGCATATTTAGAATAGAAGGTTTCCGCCGTTGTAAACTTCTTAAGCTCTTCATCCGTCGCAATCAGCGAAACTTTATTAGCCAGATTACTGATCCCCGCCGATGATTTCCGATAGACCTGCAGCGGATCCACTTCGCGGGTGAGCGTATACGTGTCGGCACTCTCGCCATCATCGGCAACACATCGGAACGTGATCGCGCTGTTGGTCAGCGAGAAAAGCGAGCTGCTCGCCGGAACGGTCAAACCGGAAGCTGCTACGATAACCTCGCCCTTTCCGTCCGTGAGCTCTTCCCAGGTCTCACCGTCCCGGCTATATTCCCACTTGCCAAAATGGAGATTTCCGCCATACGTCGCCCGGATCGTGATCTCTTCCGGCGTAAAGGTGCCGCTCCCGTTTTCCGGCTCGAAGTCATAAGAGACAAAGCCGGAAGCGGAGGCCGTAAGCTTGACGAAGGTCGCGTTTTTGTAGCGCGTTATGTTTATTATTTCGGATCTGTAAAATGCCATTATGCCACCTCGATAGTAGCGCCCGTGTGTGTGGTAATCTCGTTGCTGTTGTGGTCGGTCAGGCGGAGCGTGGCAACGGTCGCCATGACAAACCAGACGGCGGCGGCGTCCTCGCAAAACGATCCGTCAATCGTCACCGTGTAGGTTTTGCCGCGCTTGACGAAGGTCTCCGCACCGTTGTCCTTTGCGACATACCACAGATATACAAGCTGAGTCCCGAGCGGGTCAATGTCTGCATTATCCCCCTGCCCGACGTGCGCGGTGAGCGTAACCGTTTTGGCGGTCTCTTTCGGCGTGGTAGTAGCGGAATCGGAAGTGATGTAGAGGTTATAGGCCGGTGATCCGTCATCACCCTTTTCGCCACGGTCGCCCTTTGCGCCGGTGTCGCCCTTATCACCTTTGACGCCCTGCGCTCCCTGTGGCCCCTGTGGGCCGGTGTCCCCTTTTTCGCCCTTGTCGCCTTTAGCTCCGGTTGCGCCTGTCGCTCCGGTCTCGCCCTTAGGCCCTTGCACGCCTTGCGGCCCCTGCGCTCCCGTTGCTCCCTTGTCGCCTTTGGGGCCTTGCGCTCCGGTGGCTCCCGTATCGCCTTTGTCACCCTTGACGCCTTGCGGGCCTTGAGCGCCGGCGGCGCCTGTGTCACCTTTTGGCCCTTGTGCGCCGGTTGCCCCGGTTTCGCCCTGAGGCCCGGCAGGCCCCTGCGCACCGGTCGCGCCCCGACTGCCGGAAGCGCAGAATGGAATGCCCGGCACAACCGTGCCGTCTGCCTTAACGTAATCATTACGCATCCAGAGATATTTTCCCTCTGTCCATTCCGGTGGTTCTTTCACCCACTTGCCGCCAATGTACGAAGTCGGCGATGCAGACATGTAGTAATACGTTTTTGTCTCAGAGAGTGCGGCGGTTGTTTTTACATACTGTGTTTCAAGGCCTTGGTTGTTGGCGTCAATTCTGCCGCGCACGTATTCGGCCACATCTCCGCCCGACTCGAGCGAGCCAGCAAGAAGGTCGTCAGCGTAACCTTTGGCGGAGTCGAGCGTGTCGGACATTTGCCCATCGACTGTGTGCTTGTAGGCGTCGAACTCTTCGCGCGTAACATCGCCGCCCTCTCCAGAAGGCGGCGTGAAGTCAATGTGAATTTCTCCGCTCTCAAGATCCCACCAGCTTTTATGTAGTGCGTCCTCGATTCTGCCGACCTTAAGCAGACTCGCGTTAAGGTTGCCCGTTGTAATGAAGTCAGCGACAAACCCGCCGTCGAGCGTTGCGGCGGTTGTATAGGGGCCTTGGTAGCCGTTGGATGAGTAACCCCAACCATTCATATTCCACCGCCAAATGCTCTGCGCAGTGTTGACATTGTCGGTGTCCATGATCAAAAGCTCGAACGGCTCGCCGTCAGCGTTAAGGTTAAGCTTGACGTGTCCACCGGCCGCGCCGGTAATCAGCCGCGTGGCGTTCTCCACCGCCGCCTTGAGGAAGCCCCTTGAAACCACTTTTCGCATGATCGCGGATTCTGTCGAAACCATCACCACATCGGCAAATGATGACTTGGCACTCCCGAGCTTCATGCTTGCGAAACGCTCAAGCAGGACGTCATACTCGACAGAGATGACCTTCATTTTCACATTAACGCCGATTTCGTCGAATATCACCGTGACTGTGTCACACAGCCCGACGCGCTGAAGGGGCGCGACGTTCTGGTACTCTTCCGTCTGCCACAGGGCAATAAAATCAACGTCGATGCTCTCGTCCGGCACCCACGGCTCAGCATCCAGCGCCGCCTGCGCTCGCGCCCTCATTTGCTCTTCTGTCGGTGCTTCCTCGTATTCGTCCGTCAGATCCATCATGCTAGGCATGACTTTGGCATACGGCACTTCGATAGGCTCACCATCCTCCGTGTCGATGATGTAGCCCTCGTTTGTTGTAAGGTTGACAAGCGTAGCCGGTAGCGTTGACGGAAGAACCACATATTCCGGCAACCACACCGTTTCCTCGCCGTTCGTCCAAAACGGCACCACGGCGTTGTAAGTCTCGGTTGTGTCCACCTCGTGGGTGATGTCGGACATGTTTTTTCTGTATCTGATCTCGACGCCGTTGTCATCGCCCCGGTTGAGATACAGTCGCACCATCCACTTATCGAATTTGTATTCGCCCTTGCCGTAGATATCCAGAATGGAACCTTCCGTTCCGCCCAGAATTTCACGGCACGGTTTCGGCTGTGTCAGTGCAAAGTCGCCAATAACAGTCTTGTCGGTCCAAAAGGTGAACGGATTTTCGTTAACAGTGTTCGCCGGGATCGCCCCGATAGCTCCGGCGCAGCTTGACGCCGTGAAGGGCCTGATAATTACGTTTCCGAGCCGGTAGCTGATGTGATGCGCGTTGAAGGTTACAATCCCGTCAATGGGCGCTGAATGCTTGTAAATGTCGAACGGCTGAATGTCTTTAAGATCATCGTGAATAACCGCGATGATCCGCCCCTCTTTGATGTCAGAGAAGTGCCGGCCGGTGACGGGGTATTGAAACTCACACTCATAGATACCGTTGCGCTCTTCCGTGACGATGCAAGACACGCAATCAACGAGCCGGCCGATGCCGTTTGAATAAAATTCGGTTTCAGTAGATTCGTAAAGTATCGGAATCATGCTCTCCACCACCTCGGAGTAATTATTACGGAAGTAATGCCGGAACCGAGTGAAACGCCCGTGTTGCCCTCATGGAGCACGGGGAAGTCCCGATTCTGGATGTGGATCATCTCGTTCATAATCGTCGGGCCGTAGTAGGCTTCCATGATCTCACAGTCGATGTCTATGTAATCCGGGTTAGTCATCACGGTGATCGCGTTGTCTCCGATCCCCACCGTGCCGGTACCACGCACGCGGATCAGCGGCGCGGCGGTCTGCTTGGTCGGATTCGTGAGGCTTCCGTCCGCCGTAAACGTCACCGGCTCAGTGCCGGAAACGAGATACCGCTGAGGCTTGCAGTTGAAAGTAACCTCAAACTGTCCCGCTCGAAGTGTCCGCTCCATTTCGAGTTCCAGTCCACCCGCATAGTAGGCAAGCCGGAATTCGTCGGGGTTGTACGTGTCTGCAAGCCGGTGGTAACCGTCCTTGGAAAGCAGGTAATCCCGGAAATTTGCAATATTTTGTTTAAAATTCGTGTAGATAAAAGCTGGATATGTAATCTCGACGTTTTCGAGGCGTCTTGACAGGCTGAGCACGTCACCGCTCCGCCCTGGAATTTGTATAGGCTCATATGCCCGGGTGGGAGCATTAAAGACTCCCGACCCGGAAACATAGACCCCAAATGTTGTTGAAGGCGTTTCGCCGAATGTGAAGTAATTACGCATATGCGGCCTCCCGCTGCTTTTTCATTGCTACAAATCTGTCTTGTATTGCATCAGCGAGCTGGGCCACGTTCATGCCCGCCGGAGCATATACGTTGATTGTCACGTCGCCGGAGGACGCGGAGCCGACCAGCTGGCGCAGCTTGTTAAGGCCCATGACGATTTCCCCGCCTGCTCCGTCACCGAATCCCTTCAGACCGGTTGCGGTGGGCACTACCGTCGGAGAATTAAACATCACCGCATTATCATAGGCCTTTTTGTACCACTGAATGCTGAAGCGCGGCCACTGAGGCGGATTCAGCGAGAATTTGCCGGTAATGTTAAAGTGCGGAAGTTTGATCCTCGGAAGCTCCCAGCGGAAATTAAACAGGCTTTTCAGCCGGTTGACCACTCCGCCAACAAAATTGACCACGCCGGAAAAGACGTTACGGATTGCATTCGGCAGAGAATTAAAGGCGCTCATGACTGCCGCACGCACGCGGGAGAAGCCAGCACTTGCCGCGTTGACAATGCTTGAGGCGGAGTTTCTGACCGTCGTTACAATGCCGCTGTTCCAAACTGTCTGTGTGACGGTTCTGACGCCGTTCCAGGCTGTCTGTGCGGCGCTCTTGACGTTAGAAAAGCCGGATGACACGGCAGACTTAACATTCCCCAGTCCGTTAGATACGGAGGTTTTAACGCCGTTCCAGACGGTGCTCGTGGTGCTCTTGACTTTCGACCACGCATTGGAGACGGTCGAAGCTACCACCGACGCCGCGCCGGAAACGGTCGTCTTAATCCCGTTCCACGCGTTGCCGATGCCGGTCTTGATTGTATTCCATGCGCTGACCGCGCCGCTCTTGACCTTAGTCCACGCGGACACGGTGCCGGTCACGATTGCTTTCCCGGCAGAGATGACCGTGTTTTTGATGCCGTTCCATGCGGTTTTGACCGTCTTTCCGACCGCATTAAAGGCCTTTTTGGTCTCTGATTTAATCTTGTCCCAGTTCGCCGCGATTGCCGCCGCAAGGGCCACCACAACCGCGATAACCGCGCCGATAGCCAACGCCATAGGATTGAGCGCAACGGAAATCAGGCTTCCGATAAGGGTAATTAACGGCTCCAGAATCGACATCAGCGGACCGAGCGCGGCCACCAGTGCGATGATTTTCACAATGCTTTCCTTCTGGCCGTCCGTCAGACCCTCCCACCACTTTTTGAGGTCTTTGATCTTTTCCGCCAAGCTTTTTATCACCGGAATAAGCATCTGGCCAATGGTGTCCATCAAATCCGCGCCGACAAGCTTCAGCGTGTTCATGGTTGTCGCGAACTTATCGATCGGG